ATTCTCGAAGAACTTCAGTAGCAGAATCGTATGAAATACCAAGATCCTTTATCCAGTTGTGTATTTCTAACCAATTTTTCATATTTTCGTCTACAGAAAATCCAATTTGTAAGTCTTCGTAAACATAAGAGGTTCCTGGTCTACGAATAGAAATACCAGTTGGATTTGATTGTATCGAAGTACCAAAACTTAAAGATGGAATGTTTGCTCTTTGACAGAAATATGTCATCGTTGGACAACGAGTCAAGACAAATCTAAATTTATTATTTGTTAATACATTGTGTGTATCTGGTTGTAATAAATTATCAAACAAAAAATCACCAGGCAAATCACGAAGAACATTTTCAGTAACTTCATCCTTTATGATTTGTTTGTTGTTGTTTGGCATATCAATATGTATAAAAGAAAACCCAGGGTCTTTCAACCCTGGGTTTCGTGTGGTTTATCCGAATCTATCAGACGGTGTTTCCGTGGAGATTCTTGACTGCGAAGAGGCGGTAGTAAGCATTGGTGCTTGCCTCTAGACCGTCTTCTGGTTTGCCTGAACCGAAGGTGCTGCTACGACCACCAGCGAAGGGATTTGCAACTAGACCGTAACGAGTCTTAAATCCGATCTTTGGTTGGAAGGTGTCTTGACCGACTGCGCGTACCATTTGGAGGGGAACGTATGGGCAGTAGAAGAATCCTGCGTCATATGGTGAGGTTCCCTTGTATCCAACAGTGATGAAGTTAACATTGTTTGCAATGAAGGGATCGATGTAAACTTTGAACTTGTTGTTGAGTACACCAGCGAAGACGTTACCAGTATCATCTACTTGAAGGTCTACATTGAGTGCTGGTGAGAGGTTGAGGAATCCACCCATTGCGAGTGCTGAAGCAACGTCTGCACTGCATACGATGAAGTTACCCTTGCCTCTACGAGTATCCTTAGCAATTGCGTTTGCTTCGCGTTCAATTTGGAACATAAGTCCACGGAAGCGTTCTGCTGACCAACGACCGTCTGAGTCGAGAATAAGGTCATAAACACCACCTGATCCACCACCAACTCTAGAAGCTAGATCGGTGTTTTGGCAACCAGTCTTAGCAACATAGTACATTGCGCGAAGAATTTCGCGGTTGATTTCGTTCATGATTTCAACCGAGAGGATGTTAGCAAGTTCTGCCTCTGCATCAAGTCCGTGTACTGCACGAAGATCTTGTGCGAGTTCTGTGGTGTATTCTGCTTTGAGTGCGCGTGATCTTGCTTGTACAGCAACGCGTTCAATGCTGAATGCCATTTCACGGAAGTCTGCTGTTTCAGTATTCTTACCGAGAGTTTCAGCAGTTGAGGTAAGCATACCACGGAACTGACTGAAGACATCAGGACGAGTAATAAAGGTTGCACCATTGGTTGCTGCATCAAAATTACCGAGTGCATTGTTTCCGAAGATACCGAGTGTTGAACCAGAAAGAATTGCTGCGTAATTTGCTGCACCAGGTCCAGATGCACCGCAAACACCTGAGAACTTGGACCATGGTTCATCGAAGAGTGCTTCTTCGCCTTGGGTGTATCCGTTGTTGTCGTTTCCATAACGTGCGCGCATTGCGAAGATGAGTCCAGTTGGAGCACTCATGGGTTGAACGCCTGCGATGTCGTATGCAACGACATTGGGCATTGCGCGGCGAACGAGTGAAATCAGAACAGGATCATAACCTGCGAAATTTCCTGCTGCACCAACTTGACCAGCAGCAAAGTTGCCACCGATTCCGATTGGTCCCATGGTATTTTCGAAAAGGTTTTGTGATGCTCTTTCTTCTCTCATTGCCTTGACTTGGTTCTCAAGAAGGACTGCGGTTACGCGCTTCTTGTGAAGGTCAGTAATTGATGGAAGATCTCCGTGTTCTAGAACGGGTGACCACTTCTCTACGAGTGTGTCATATGGTGTACTATTGTTAAAATCGAGTGACATTTATTTTTCTCTCCTTAAGTCTTTATTTATTTATTAAATTTACATTTTCAAATGTAATTGTCCTTGACGATATTGGGATTAATTAAACTAGCAAGTTTTTGTGCTCTTTCAGTTGGATGAACTTTTTCAACCTTTGGATTGTTTCTTTGTAACATGCTAATTGTATTGATTACGCTTTCCATGAGTGGATCATTGCTGGTTGAATCACCAACAAATGAACCACTTTGGGTATCCTCGGTTAGAGGTACTTGGGTTGGATTATAATTTGCTTGTGGTGCAGCACTTACGCTTTGTTGTGGTCTTCTTGAGAAGTATGACTCACGAAGAAGTGAAACTTTTTGCTTGTATTGATCTACAGTCTCAAATTCGAGTCCTTCTGAGAGTTTAGCAAGTTTTTCAACTTGAGTTGCTGCTAATCCAGCGGTTTCCTCCATGAATGCTTCGGCACAAAGATGTGCTTTAATTTCATTCTTGAGGTTCATATTTTGCTTGATTAGATTGTTTACGTTCTCTTGAAGTTCTTCGTTTGCATCAAAGAGATCGTCAAGAACATTATATTTTTCTTGTGGTACATCGATGAAAGAATTCTCAAACAGGTTCTTTAGACCCATGATGAAATTCTCTGCGATCTCTGTGCGAAGACCTCTCTCTACAGCAACTTTATTTTCAGTCATCCACTCTGAGATGACGTAATCAAGATAACTATCAACTTGCTCAACAAGATTATTGCCATTGTTGATTACTTGCTCTTCGATAATTTCTTTTGCTGCTTCTAGGATGTGTGATTCAATTATTGCTACCTTTTCTGCAATTGCTGCTTCAAAGATAGTCTTTGCCTTGAACTTAAAGTCTTCTGACAGTTCTTCACCGTCAAATAGACTTGCTAAGTAGTCAATGCTTTCTTTTGCTTCTTCTTTTTTCTTTTTCTTTCCACCAGCTGCTGCACCAGAAATGGTTGATTGGTTGGTTGCAGCAACATTTGGATCTGATATAGGAGGAGCAATTACTGCACCTTTACCTGTTCCATCATTATAAAGATCGGTTGACGAGTAGTCTGCATAGGGGTTTGATTCTGCCATTGGATTCTCCACTTTTTTCTAAAAACTATTTAGAATATTTAATATTTAGACGTTTAAAAAATTAAGGTATTCTGGAACGAGCATTACGATATATATTTGCCATTTGTGCTGGAGTTATTGGGGTAGTCAGCACACTATACGATTTATTGATCTTATCTTTATAATTTCCAATTGTTGCTGTAGAAGTTTTCTGTAGGGATCCAATAATTGGATTTACCCTACCAACTGTTCTAATTTTTGCCTCAAGTGATATTCTATCTGGATGGTTTTGTGGATAAAAATTTAAGATGGTGTTAATGTGATTCTTTTTCATTCCCAATTCAGCAGAATAATGAGAAGTTAATAATTCATCTCTGATTCTAGAGGCATTCTTTTTTGATGCCATATTAGCAGACAGGTTTAATTTGTGTGCCGCATCGACTATTCTATGCGCATATTCTGCTGCAAAAAGACCCATCTTTCTCATGAAATTTGAACTTTCATTGAGAGATGAGTGAACATTTTGTGCAATAGAAGGAATAGAATCCCTTAATTTGGATTCTACTTCTTCGTATAATTCCTTGTCTGATTTATTTTTCATAGACGCCTTAGGAAATCAGAGAATAGATTAATTGCATTTTCTTCTAACTTACGCTTTGAAGTTGATTTTAATTTTCTCTCATAATCAGATATTTCTTTTTCAACTAAAATTCCGTTATCCCAAATCCATTCCTTGCCTTCTAGAATACCATTAACGAATGCATTTGGAGCAGATGGATCAGCAACAATATCAATTGCTGCAAGTGTGAAATCTTCTTGAACTTCATTGATTCCATTCACTTGCTTTAGCGAACCCATGCCTCTGGAAGATACACCCAATTGAGCACCTTCATCGATAAGTGCCTTTACGATTTTACCCATTGGAGTATCAAGAATTTTCATTTTACCAATGATTTGATTTCCAGATTCGGTAAGATTGCTTACCATGTGGGACACTCTGTCTAAATTGACAGTGGGACCATCTGGATGGTTGAGTTCTCCAAGAGCTCTATTTTTATTGACATATTCCTTGATGTATCTTCCAGTTTCTTTCTTGAGAACACCTTCTTTGTACATTCTTTTATTACGATTAACCACGTTTGCTTCCATCATTACCCCAGTGAGGTAATAAGTTTTAGCACCACCCTTAGCAGTCTCAATTAATGGTTTTACATTTTCAGTGGTTTCAGTAATAAGTTTCATGTATTAGTCCTTCTTATGTTTCTTTGATTTCTTGCAATCCTCGCAATCATCCTCTTCGTCTTCATCTTCCTCGTCCTCGTCTTCGTCTTTTGCTTCAGACAAGGCATCAAGGTATTCGTTTGCAAGTTCTTCAATTTCTTCCTCTGTAAGTTCTTGTCCAGTTTCCTCTTGGATTTCTTGGACTAAAGATGCGAGTTCTGATTGGAATTCCTCTACTAAAGAATTCATATCTTCATCTGACTCTTCAACATCTTCGTTTGCCTTTTTCTTCTTTAGGAGTTTAAAGTCTTCACCATCAATTTTGCCATTCTTATTGGCATCTAATTTATGTTGTTTGCCTTTTAAACCTTCGCTTGCTGCTTCTGACTCAAAAACAGTTGGAGCAAAATCAACTAACTTTTGCTCTAGAGCATTTCCTAGTTTTTCTAGTAAAGAATCATTAATTAATTTTTTTGCTTCTAGTAAATCTTCTTTAAGAAGTGCTGTTAAAATTTCCTTTGACTTAGACATGTATATCTCCTATTTTATATGTATTATTTTTGTTCTTGTTGCTCATCGCCAAGTCCTAGTGCTTGCATTTGCAACTGTTGTTGTATTTGTTTCTGACGATCTTTCTCTATCTCAATATCCATTTCAGCAATTTCTGTATCGGTTTGCTTCAGTATTTTCCTTCTTACATAGTCTGTAGAGAAGAATACACCGTTATAAACACCAACAGTATTTAACATTTCAATGCGTTCACGCATAATTTCATTTTCTTTAAGTTCGTTGAAATATGAATCTTTGCTATAGACTATCTGTATATCTTGATAAATCTTGTTCCAGTCATCAAGTGTGAGAATTCCCCGAAGAATGCATTGCTTCTTTAAAATATCCAAGAATAAGTACGAGAATCTATTTTGTAGTCTTTCGATGAACTTGTAGAACTTGACTTCATCTCTAGTGATCTCAGCAGTTCTTCCTAAGTTAAACCCAGTCTGAACTTCCATTCTTGTGAGTGGAACGTTGAGTGCTCTATAAAGTTTTCGAAGCAAATATTCAACGTCTTCCATCTCTCCAAGACTTTGACCACCAGGAAGGGTGCTAATTTCTGTACCTTTACCACCCTCTCTTCTTGGTAACCAATAATCTTCAAGCATCGACATATGGTTTCTTTGGTCTTTAATCTCACCAGTAGACGAATCATATGTCAATTTATTACGATAACGAGTCATTAAGTTCTTGATGTATTCTTCTGCTTTTTGCTTTGGAAGATTGCCAACATCAATATAAAAGACTCTTCGTTCTGGTGCTCGCGCAATTCTATAGACAACCATTGCATCTTCTGTCTGACGAAGCATGTTCAATGGTCGTATTGCCTTGTGTAAATGACCAACTACTCTTTTTGATGTTTGGTCAATATAACCAGAGTGACAATAAGTGACTGCATCTGGAGATATTTTAACACCCATAGCACTGGTTGTAGAAGATACGTTATTAATTTCATAATCTGTATAAACGTAGTGTTCTTCTACCTTTT